ATAATTTGTTGTGTTGTTGTAATCACCTTTTAAACTAAATCCAGTTGTAAATAAATCCCAGTTAGAAGTATTGTTAAATGGTGTTGCCGCAAAGTTGTTTGTTTTTGAAATATAAGAATATCCACCGTATGTAACAACGTCACCTGGTTGATAGTTTACATTATTTTGCCAACTGTCTTCAAATTCTAATCCTGGAACAAATATTGCCCAGTTACTTTCGTCTGCGGCAAGTGTAGTTGTTGAAGTATGATATGTAGTACAAATCCAAATGTCTCCACCATACTTAACTAAATCATTAATTTTATATCTTGTTGTAGTTGCCCAGTTTCCTTTGTACTCAATACCTTTGTGTAGGTAATCCCAATTAGACTGATTTGCTTCTAAACCTAAAGCATTAGTTGCCGCGGCTGTGTGTCCTGTACCACAAACATAAACCTGACCACCATATCTTACAACATCATTAATTCTATATCTTGTTGTTGCTGTCCAGTTTCCTCTCCATTCAAGACCTCTTGCAAATGTATCCCATTTCGCATTATCTAATTCTAATCCATCTGAAGTTGAAGCCGCCGAAGTGTGTTTTTCAGTACAAAGATATAAATCACCACCATAGGCAACAATGTCATTTACTTTATACCTTGTTGAAACTCCCCATACACCTTTCCAATCAAAACCTTCTGTCCATAGATCCCACTTGGATTGATCTAATTCTAATCCATCTGATGTTGTTGATGCTGAAGTATGTCCTGTGTTACAAACATATAGCAAACTACCATATTTTACAATGTCGTTTGGCTTATAAATTGTTGATAATGCCCAGTCACTTTTCCATTCTTGACCGTCTGCTAGGTTGTTCCATTTGGTAGATTGATCTGCTTCAAACGTGCCAGAAGCAGTGTGTCCAAGAATACAAATATATGTACGTCCACCGTATCTAATAACGTCATCTTTATAGTATATAGTGCCGGTTGACCATGCACCTTTCCATATAAATCTGATTCTACCTAGTTTAAATTCTGCCATTTTTGAAACCTATCGCTTTCTTTAATATATTTATCATAATCGTAAATTCCTATAAACCATAACCTTGTTCTTGTGGTGTAGTAGGATCTCCCTCATCAATATTTGAAAATACTCCACCTGCTGTAAAATACGTCATTGCGGCCATAGATCCGTCAATTCCCTTCTGGAAGTTCATTTTTACAGGAACTTGTATAGTATTTCCACTGGTTGTTGTGATCTGATTACCAATAATTTTAACTTCTCCTGATATCAATGCGTTAACATTAACATTTACTCCACCACCTGATATTCTAGAAGCAATATAAGCCGCCACTGCTCTTTGTGTTGGAACAATATTGTTACTATTTGCGGCAAATGTACCGTCTTTTGAAAATTCTTGTATAAGTGCGTTTGTACCACCAAGTGTTACACCACCTAATCTAAGTTCTGTCAATCCTTCTAATTGGAAATAACTTGCGTTTAATGTTACAATACCTGTGCTCTGTTCAACCTCAAATAATTCACCAACTCTAAAGTTACCATCTTGGTCAGTGGATGTATAGAATACTCTACCACCGTTACCCTGAGCGGTTTCATTAAATGGTTTGTCCTCATAGTTTTCATCTGGTATCAACAATGGATAATTTGATTGATACAAGTCTCCTCTACCTATTTCTAAGAAGTCGTGTCCTGTCAATCTTACCTGACTGTATTTCTGTCTAATAATAAATGTTTCATCATGATTAGGAGATTCTGCTCTATCTAAGGTTGGACTAATTGTCAATGTTGCTGTTAAGTTTGGTTCAGATCCTGCCAAGTTTGCTACTGACTGAATGCTGTAAACTACATCATTAATTTCATTAATGTATAAGTTATCACCAGGTCCTGGTTCTCTTGATAATTCTTTAACAACTAATTGTTCACCTAATTGATATTCATCTTTGTAACCATCTCCAGTCACTGTTACTCCAATGTTTAGATATCCTGTACCTCTGTTTGTAAATTCTATTGGACCTAATACTCCAGTACCAAGTCTTACTTCATAAGTTACTGATCCTGTTTTATCTGGATCAACAATGCTTAATGTTGGTGCAGTATTGTAACCTGATCCTGCTTCAACTATTGTAAATTCACTTATTCTGTTACTTACAATTTGTGGAATTATTCTTGCGGTAGCACCATATTCGATTGTTGTAATTTGAGATACTGTTCCGTTTTGTGTTGGGAAAAATTGAGGACCACCAGTACGTGAACTACCTGCAAATATTCCATTGTATGCTCCACCTAATGATGTTTTGTTGTCCCATAAATTACCATCTGGAGAAACACATACTTGACCATTTGCACTAATTGCCACAAACACACCTTGTTGGTAAGTGACATAAAAATTATCTGCCGCTGGTGTGTCTTCACCCATTAACCAAACTGTGTTACCTGCCGCAGTGCTTTTGTTTGTCAAACTGTAAAAGAATTTATTATTTACAGTTGATATATCATTTGGAGAGTCATAAGCCGCCGCTACAAATCTACCATTACCAAAACATAAACTTGCAACGTCATATTGTACGTTACCCAAGTCTGGACCTTGTGTCCAACTTGAACCATTGTCTACACTTTCCCAAGTATCTCCTGCTTCATTCATTGCAATCCACTTGCCGTTACCATATGCTAAAAATTTTACATTACTAAATCCTGCCGCAACAGTTGTCCAGGTGTCTCCGTTGTTTGTACTTACATAAGCATTTGAATCACTGTTTGCAAGTGCAACATGATATCCATCTCCGTAAACTAAACTGTTATATGTGCCTGACGGTAGTGTACCTCCACTTGTCCAGTTTGTACCATCTCCTGACTTCCTAATATTTCCTGCACTATCAATTGCTACAAAGAAATTATTTCCATCTGCAACTGCTACGTAAGGTAAGTTAGTGTAACTTGCCGCGTTGTTCCAGGTTGTACCATCAGTGGTCCATATAATACTGTTGTTACCAACTGCAACTGTTAATCTGTTATTTCCTAATTTTTGATACGCCATAGATTTAATATCTGTACCTGATGGTGCATTATTATTAGTTGTGTTATATGGTGGTTCCGACACATCAATTCTAGGAGTAATTTGATATCTAGTTGTTTCATCTAATACAGTTTTAATAGGTTGTCCAGGTAATAAGTGTTCCCAACCAGCAATACCGTCTGCCTGTCTTGCTATGGTCATTCTCTTGTTTCCTAAACTTACTGAACTAATTAAAAACGTTATGTCTGCACCTTGTCCACCAAAGTCTGTGTTAGTGTAAGTGATTATATCATTTGCAAGATTATCTTTTCCAACATTTGTTACTGTGACTGTTGCATCACCTGTTGCATCAATAGTGATTGTTACAGTTGGTTCTGTTGCTAGTGCGTTACTACTCTGACCTACTTTACCTGTGTATGTTCCTTCTATCCTTGTAGCATCAGTTGAACTTGTGACTGTTCCTGCAATTACTCCACCTGTGTTCCAATCGTAACTTGTAATATAACCATACTGTCCTCTACCTTCACCTTCAACAATAGTTAAAAGTTTATTTAGATAATAATTTTCTTGTTGTGTATCAGAGTTTGCAATATTGATACTTAAACTATCTCCAAGTTGTGCTCTGTTGTTTACAAAAGTGTATCCGGCACCACCTGCAATACTTGAATCTCCTGGATCTAGTACACGCACTTCCATAATACCGTTGTCTCTAAATTCGCTAATCTTAGCCGCGGCATTTTGTCCTGATCCTGTAATAGCAACAGTACCACTTGTATAATGATTACCTGCATTATTATATCCAACTGTGAACAATTGGTTTTCATCATTATAAACTTGACTTATAGTTGCTTCTTTCGACCAGTTGTTAACTTTACCTGTTATTGGACTTTCTGAATTATCAAATCCAATCGCAACCGATCCAAAGTCACCATATGAGTTGTTACCGTTAGTTGCTCTAACCTTACCACCATCAGTACATAGATAACCTATGTGACAATAGTATGTAAACACTGATACTAATTCTGCTTTACCTTCACCGCTACACCAGAAACCAATACCTTGTTGTAAAATTTGTGTGAAGTCATTAGCAACAACAGATTTGTTACCACCATTGTGTAGGTCGCCATCAATTCTTAAACCAATACATTCTTCACCAAATGTTGAAACGTTTTGTACATAAGTTGATTTATTTGTGATCCATACACTTTGGTCACTTGGTCCATCACCTGGATCAAGAGCAACAAAGGCACCACCTGTAACACGTTTTGTTTGGAACGTGTCAATGTTTCCTAATGAACCTTTTAATCCTGCAAGAGTCATGTTTCTAATTCCGCAACCATTACGTACTCTAAACATATCCTGATCTTCAAATGCACTACTTGCCGGTTCAATTCTAGTTGAACGTAATTCGTCTCCAACAATGGCAACGTCTGCCGGTACTTTAATTGGAAGTTGTTCTTTGTAAGTACCTGTTTTTACAAAAATTGTAGCAGGTGATCTAGTTGCTTCATCTTGGAAAATATAATCACAAGCATATTTTACTGATTTAAATGGTGCTGAATCTGAAAGTCCTCTTCCAGTTGTACTGTTATCTAAACCATCTGGTGCAACATAAAATACGTTTGCAACTGCACCTAAATCTTCGTATGCAGGAATAGTGTTAATTACTTTTAATACATCACCTGGATTTCCTATACCTTGTCTTACTGTACTTGTACCGTCGTGTGTTCTAATGTCACCTCTGTATTGAAGTACGTTTGTCAATCCACCTTGAATAACTTTTGTCCAAAAATTGTCTTGAGTGTAATCCATATCAAGATCTGGTCTTGATCCTGATGCTGTTGCAGTATGACGTTTAACACATCTATAAAGTGTACCTTCATACGTTACTATGTCGCCTAAGAAATAGTTTGTAGGCGATAGTGTTACTGGATCTGATTCAATCCAATAGTCTCTCCAATGGTCACCTGTAATTAATGTTTGCCATGTGTTTCCTGATTGTGCTGTATTCCATACGCCGTTGCCGTACATAGTTGAATGGTTGTTACAAACAGGATACAACTGACTGTATGCGTCTCTTGGTACAGTAATTTTTACATATCTAACTGTTGCACTATTAAATCCACTGTCGTAATCTTGTGGATTTAAGTAATCAGTACCATCTAAATGATATACAACTCCTGCTTGAAAATAATTGTATGAACTATCAACCCAATGACCATTTTTCTGTGTACTGATGTAAATTGGATGTGTATTGTTTGTGCTATCTGATTGATTAAAGATGTAAGTATTACCTTCTATCAATGTAATTGTTGCTTCTGCTACACCGTCAATATAGAATCTATCTCCTGATCCAGGATTACCAACTGTTACTGCATAAGTTGTGGTTGTTAATGAATCATCTGGTTCACTACCTGTGCTATCTCTTAATGCTATAAACACATGACCATTTAATCTAACAACGTCACCTGTTTTATATGCTGTTGTACTTCCCCAGTCACTTGCAGTGTCTTGCGTTGATGCATCTTGGTTATATTGAGCACCAAGTCTGTAACCTTGTGTAAGTAATTCCCAGTCTCCTGTGTCTTGTAGTTTTAAATTTGCACTAGGTACACTTGTAGTGTTAACTGTCAATGCTGTATAACTATATCCTCCATAAGTAACAATGTCACCTGGTTGATACGTAATAGAATCTTGCCATTGATTTTCAAATCCTAATCCTGGTATCCATGTTTCAAAGTATGAAGTTGAAAATATACTTGTAGGCACATGACCAGTAGTACATCTAAATAATGTTGGTCCATAACGTACTATGTCTCCAACTTTAATTTTTTTACTGACTTCTAATGTCTGTGAGCCTGTTGAATCTGCGTTGAAAGTAATTGCATTTCTTCCGAATACTGCATCAACTTTATTTGTATGGAAACTAATATTTGTTGCATCAACATATCTAAGATAGTAATTTTTGTTGTCTGTTAAAGCAGAATCAATTGTACCAGTTTGTGTGTATTTGAATATTGTTCCGTTATCATCTGATGTAAACGTATGCACACACGTTGCACTTGTTCCTGCAAATGCAGTAACGTTTAGATCTTCTTTTGCTTTCCATTCACCAATGTATTCAATACCATCAACCAATGTTTCCCATTTGGCATCATCTGGTTCAATACCTAAATTATCGTCTGCCTGAGCAACGTGTCCTGTAACACATCTTTTAGTTACTCCACCATATCTAATAATATCATGATTAAAATATCTTGTGCTAGGTGTCCAATCACCTCTCCAAGAATCTGTTTCAATTATTGTGTTCCATTTTGCTATGTCTAATTCTAAACCAGTAACTGTGTTTGAACTTGTATGTGCAGTCACACATCTGTATAGTATTCCACCATAACTTATTGTGTCTCCTACTCTGTAAATTGTAAGAGGTTGCCACTCAAATCTCCAATTATCAGAAGCATCTAGTATTTTCCAATTACCAATATCTGTGTCACCAATAGCACCATTGTCATATAAATGGAAATATTGTCCATCATTTTTATGAACACTTCCAGTGTCTGCTTGGTTGTAATCATAATAAAATATTTTATCAGGTGGATTACTTGGAACTATAAATTTAACTTTTCTATCTGATGCTGATGCAAATCCACTTAGGTAGTTTGCAAGTGTAACAACTGATCCATCAAGCAAGTAAGTCACACCATTTGCATATACCGATCCGTTGTTATGATGTCCGTCCCAATACGTGCTTAACACCATTGGATGTGTTTGTCCACCAAATGTTATGTTTGAATTATCTGATTGATCAAATATGTATTGATGACCTTCAACTAAACTTAATACTCTGTTTTCAGTTCCTGCAAGATAAAAATTACCTGCCGCTTCCGCAACGTTGATAGAGCCACCTTGATTTGTATGAGTATGACACCAGTAATACAACGTAGAAGGTGCAGTTGAAGGAACTGCAATCTCAACACTACGAGTAGTAGCGGTTGCAAATCCACTAACATATCCAGACATGGTAGTAGTGGCACCATCTAACATATAAGTTACACCAGTATTATAATGACCATTACCATTATGATCACCATCAGGACCAATACTAAACATCAATGGATGTGCTTGATTATTGTAATTACCATTACTTCCTGGTGATTGATCAAACGTATAAGTTTTTCCTTTTACAAAACTTAATGTAGGTGTCTGTACATCATCTATGAAAAAATATCCATTTGCTTGTGAAGGACTACCTGCTTCAACTGTTACAACAAAATCTTTATCTACTGGAGAATTAACTGTATCAAATCCTGTAACAACATTATAAGTTGTTGCAGATGTTGGTGGTGAATAACTTTGTGCATCATGACCTATTATACATTGATAAAGTTGTCCACCATACTTGACAATGTCATTTACTTTATAATACGTTCCTGGTTGCCAAGTGTTTTTCCATGACACACCATCAAGCATCTGTGTCCATCTAGGATTTGTGCTATCAAATGCATCTGTGTAGAAGTCTGTACCTGCAATGGAATCGTCTACTGATGTGTGGCCAAATATACAAACATAAACTTTACCACCATAACTTACTACGTCATCTTTGATGTATGCAGTAGTCGAAGACCATGCACCTTTCCATCTAAAACGTATTCTATCTAGTTTAAATTCGGCCATTAGTTTTGAACTCTTTCACTTAATTTATTGTATTTATCGTTGTACATTATGGACTTACTCCATCAGGATAACTGTATGATTCATTGACTCTGACAACTAATTGTCCTTCATTGTCTACATAATAAAACAAACTTCTGTCATCCCATCTGTATTGTTCATAATTCAGGTTCTCGTATGTCTTATTGTGTTCTTCATCTCTGCCTGAAAAGAACTCTATTCCTCTTTGAAAGTCTGGTAAATTTTGTGTAGGGTCACCTGGCTTGTTAACTTGCACACCATCAGTGGTTTTCAAAGCGTCTGCCTTGATAAGATACAAGTCACCATCATCAGTTCTTCTCAAACCATAAAAATATCTTGCACCTTTGACAGTTGCATTTACAGTTTGTATGTTGTTTCCTACACTAAAAGCACTCACCTAACTCTCCTTACGTTACTATATTCATCGTATTACCCATGTTTGGATGTGCAGTACATTGGTAATATAAAGTATTTGGAGCACCCATTGGTACTGTAAAATACTGTGTTCCTGTTTTAGATCCTGTCACACCATCTGTATATGCCGATCCACCATTTGTTGTTCTTATTTCAAATGGGTGTGAACCTCCAGTTGTATTAATGAATACATAAGTAAATCCTCTCATCAAATACAACACTGGATCATTTGTTGTTGTTGGAAAACCTGGACCAGTAAAAGTGTAATCACTTGATTGATTTGCTCCAAGTGTCCAAGTTATTCTTGAACCATTTACAACTTCCCAACTTGATCCATTGTATCCAACATGGTTACCAGCGGCCGCGCCTGCTGTGTTAACATCTGTCAATGCACCAAAAGTTGTTGCACCTAGTGTTCCGTTAAAGGCTACTGTTAATGTATCGCCAGTCACTGATGTTGCAATATTGGCTCCACCTGCAATCGTTAATGTATCTGTCAATGTGTTTGCAGTTGTTGAACCTGAGTCACCTGCCACTGTTGCAAACAAGTTTTGGTCTGTTGATTGATCCGCAACAAATTCTAAACCAGTTCCGTCTGCTTTAACTTTTACAAATCTATTTGCCGCTCCTGTAAACGCACCTGGTGTGTCAGATAAGTTTAAGAAAGCACCACCAAACAATGTTGGAGTGTTTGTAAAGTTATTATAGTTTAAGTAGTAAGATCCATCTTGACCATCTAATGTGTCAGCATCTGTACCGCCACCGCCTGATGTTACGTCAGCCGCTGGTGCCCATTTTGCCCCATCCCATTTTAAAACTTGTCCTGTACTTGGAGCAGATGTTGTTGTGTCAACATCACTTAATGCATCAATTGATATATTTGCAACTTCTGAAGCCGTAATTGCTGTTGCAAATTCAACTGCGGTTGCTCCTGAGTTTACTCTTAAAAGT